TTTGATTACATCAAGACTATCGGATGGTACTGGGAGATAGTTGACAAATCAGCAGAGGTTAGTGTATAATAGCAGAGGTAATCGGAGGACCTGTGAGTAACACTTAGCGGCAGTACTAAATGTAACTTAGGCAGTTATATTGGCCCCCTTAAATATAAAATAAGCCACTACCCTAACCTACAAAGGTTCCCCAAAGCGAGTGTTATATAATATCAAAAATAATTTTCATAAGATCTAAAAAAATTTCTGAGGTAAAAAATGGATGCTAAGACCCGCGTAGAGAGACAAGATACACGAGTATGGGCATTGGAGCAACTAATAAAGTTAGAGGCATTCCTAGACCCTCGTATGTACGAGTGTGCAGATTATTACACATCATCTTATGCATCTCAGGTTGTAGAAGATCTATATACACTATGGGTTGAGTGGAAAGAAGATAATCCCACAAATAATCCCCAAGTAATAAACCGTATGTAGAGAGTTATGTCCCATAGATTCACAACCAAATTAGAAGAAGATGATTTCGGTGATTTAATTCTCACTGTACCTTATGAAGCATGTGAAGAATTGGGATGGGATGTAGGGACAGAATTAGAGTATGATATCACCGAAGATGGCACAGCATTTACACTAAGAGAAGCAAAAGATGAATGATGAATTAGTTGAAGTACCTGTCGAAAAAATTGGAGAATCATTAAAGACTATCAATGAGTGTCTACAAGTACTGGGAAAGCGCCTGCAAGAGGTTGAAAAGTATGTTTCCGAGTTACCCACACCAGACAAGACTTATTACAAACCAGAGGCATATGAGGAGTATATGAATCTGAAAGAAAATTTTGATGAAATCTATAAAAGGTTAGGGAAAATAGAAGATGGGATGTAAGCAAAATATAGACGAATTAGATGATTCTTTAGATCCAATTTGTAATGATAAACATTGTTATAACTACACCGCGCCGAAACCACCCTCAATAGGTACTGGGACAGGTGTGACGTTTTCATTTATTGAATACCCACCTGCGACTATTCGGGATCCTAATTTAAAACACAGTTATAATATTCCAAAAAGGGATAGTAATGCTGTGATGTATAATTCCACCAAAACAGCATATGATCCATCTTTAGGGGCACCACCAGCTATTTGTGGGATGGCAACTAAAGCAGATGGTTGTACGACACTTTTTGGTAGGGATAATTTTAGTACAAGTGTTCTAGCATTTGATTATACTCCTAATAAATTATCATTTGATTTTCAGTATTCAGATGCATGGTTTTCTTATTTGTATGATACAGCGAGTGAAGCAGGTCATATTGGTATAGCAGCATATCATTTAGAAACACGAAACCGTACAACTACAAATACGACTGCTGGCACTCCTGCTAGTGGTACAGAAGGACAACCTGGTTATAATGCAGGCACTCCTGGCACATCAACNTCGACGACTTCAGATGGTGTAAGATGTATTCCTTGCACAAATTTTACTTGCACTCCAGCATCAACCACATTAAGTTATTCTGGAGTTGAAGATTTAACAGATGATCCAGATTGCCCACATCCAGCATTATTTGCTATTTCAAGTGAATCTTATAAGATTGCATTTAGTTATGATGAACTTTCAACTCAAGTACCAAATGGTGTTTTAGGTTTTGAAGTTAGTTATGATGGTGTAACGTATACTAATGCATGGGATACTGGAGAATTAACTGGTATTGAATATGTAACAAGTCAAAATCCATGGAGTATTGATGATGCTGGATTTTCAGATTTTGAAATTTTTGATATTAATGATGGTGTAAATGCAGTTGATTTAAGAGTAAAATTTAGGATTGAATCGATTCTTGATGATACTGTCACTCCTGCAGTAATTACTGGAACTAGATGGATTGCTACTGAGATAGTTAGTAATGGAACAGGATTTTCTGTAGGTCAAGTATTTCCATTAGAATCTCTAGTTCGTCTAGCAGATAACTCTATAGTGACAATGACATTGAATTTAAAGATTACTTCTATTGGTCCTATTGAATCTCTTTCTAGTGCTGACTTTGCAGATATCTTAAGAACTGATGATAGGATTAATGGGCATAGAATTCTCCGTGCATTTCACACTGAAGTGGGTGAATTTCCGTATCATATTGTATATCTTGATGGAAAAGGCGCTAATTTTGTTAAAGATGGTCAATATAACTCAAATAGAAATCATAGTATTACCGTACAAGCAGGTTATGGAATCCCAGATCGCGCAATGCTAGTTGGTTTGTATGAATTTTTAGATAAATCTTTGCAATATGTCACGGGAGATGTCAATCGTAAAGCGCCAGATGTCTTTAATTCCGTTATATCACCGCTTGCATTCATTTCTTTGAATGAAAATGGCGGTGTTTCTGATGTAAATATCTCTTCTGGTGTTTATAGTTTCAATAATATAGATCTTGATGACTTAAATGCTGAAAATGAGTTAGCTGGATACAGTTCAGGCGAAAATATTTCAACTTCTGGGGGTAGTGGAAGCGGATTAACAGTCGATATTGAAGTTGATACTATACAGAATGAAGATGGTGATGGGATGGTTGATCGTATTACCACTGTATTGGTGAATAATCCTGGTACGGGGTATGCTATTGGCGATTTGATCACTGTTTCTGGTGGTTCTGCAAAAATTAGAGTTGGGGAAATCACTCATGGTGGATTTAACTTGGATAAATTAGACGGACCTCCTGAAATAGGAATTACTAGTCCTGCTGATAGTGTTACTGGAATATCAAATAAGGCAACAGATGATGGAAATCCAGAATTTATTCTTAAACTTAGTCCAAGTAAACTTAAATTCAAACTGGTTACCGATGATGGTGGTGTTGATATTGAACCAATTTCAGATGATGGTGGAAATAATGTTTCAGCAATATTAAAAAGTAAGTTTATTGGAGGATCTTTAACTTCGGTAAGTATTATTAAGTCTGGATCTGGGTATAGTGCAGAACAGAGACCTCAATTGGTTCTTGATAACCAACACGAAGAGGTGAAAGAGACTGTTCCTAACGATGCTTATAGGGATGACTTGGTTGGAGAGTTCCAAGGCATCATGAAGGACCTTCCAGAGGGCGATCTGAATGCATCTCAAGGAGACTTGGATGCAATTGAAGACTCTTATGAACAAGTACCCAAGGAGAGGGATAATAATCAAAAACAACCTCCCATGGAAATTAAACTTGATCCAGATAGAACTCGAATTCATCAACGTAGTCAACGTAAATTGACCAAATCACAAACTGATCCATTAAAAAGTACTATTGTGCCCGAATATGACTTAGGATATCTAGATCAGGTTCCACTTCCTTCAGATTATAAAACTGTTATTACGGATGATAAGGTAAGATCTAAAAAAACAGTCATTGATAATATTGATGCTATTACTCAAGAAAAATATCCTGAGTTTGTTGAGTATCAAGAATCTAAAGTACAAACTCAAGTTGGTTCTTTTACTGAATTGCCAAGGGCATCTCAGTTTACTAAATACATCATGCGACAATATCGTCCAGATCCTGCTGAATCAACAACTATTACAGTTAGTTTAAGTTGCACACCTGCTGATATTGGTACATCACATTTTACATGCACTACACCAATAGCACAACCGAATTCATCAACCACGACAGCAAATGCTGATGGATCATCTACTACAGAATCTGATGTATTTACAATGAATCCAGTTATATTGGGCCCTGGTTGTCAATCATGGGAAGCAACTGGTGAAATGATTATCTGGCATTCTTTGAGTCGTGATGCTGAGCTAGTAGTAAAGGCATCTAACGCATTTGGAAATCCGTTTTTAAGTTAAACTATGTCTGGAGCAGCAGCATTATACATGGGAACCTGTAGTGGACATACAGGGGGAGGTTCTGGGTCTACACACCATCCAGGACTAGGTGGATCTATTCTACCTGGTTGTACGATGCCACCTTTGGATCCAAAAATCGTTCCTAGGTCAGTAGGACTTATGAACGCCACTACATTGTGGCCACCTACTCCACAAACATCCCTGAACGACTTAACGAGGACTGTTAGAATTAATCTTCTTGGTCCTATTTTGGATCAAGATCTTTTAATCCCACACCCAACTCCAACTGTACATCAGGTTAACTATACGGGTGTTCCTGATGGATGTCCGCCTGGATCAGTGACAAATCCTGCTCATTGGTGTACAATAGGTACGGCAGGCGGACGTGAACCCGTTGTGGGGCACGCTCGCAAGCTATTTGCTACCTGCAAGACAGTCAGAATCAATGGTCGTCGTGCAGGTAGATTTGCAGATCCCTTTGGGGATTTTTCAGTTGCATTTCCATGCACCTCCGTGGTGACTGGATGCAGTGTAAATGTTTTTATTGGTCTTATTAACGGTTAATTATGGCAAAAGTTAGAAAATCGCTCACTAGCGATAACATGATCGAGAGTAAACCCAAGAAATCCCGTCAGGGTTCTGGGCAGAATACTAAGTATGGTTCTACAAGTAGAAATAACGCTAAAAAGCGTTATCGTGGACAAGGACGATAAATATAATAGTATAAAGTCCTGATAGGGAGATGGCTTTAAAAAATATAGGTGGTTCTAATTTAAAAAGATCGCGAAGTTTTAAAGATTTTGCGATCAATTTTTCTAGGAATCCTTTCACAGACGATCTTTCTATCGTAAATAATGATAACTCCATTAAACAAGCAGTTAAAAATTTAATTTTAACTTCTCCAGGAGAAAAACCGTTTCAACCTTTAGTTGGTTCGTCGGTAAATAGTTTGTTATTTGAACCATTGGATGCATTTACTGCAGACACGGTTGCTGAAGAAATAACAACGACAATCAATCAATATGAACCTAGAGTACAACTTACAAATGTAGATGTTACTCCAATTTTTGAAGGCAATAAATTAAATGTAACTATTGAATATCAGATAGTTGGTTTACCTATTGTTGAAACAATAGAATTTGTTTTACAGAGACCAGAGTAATGCAACCAAATAACCTAACAGCATTAGATTTTGA